GATTCGAACGGCAACCGGATCGGTCACGCCGTGAATCGGCACACACAAACCTTTGACCACTGTGAGATCGTCTTTTCCATTTTCGTATCGGGAACGGCGATTTTAAGATTCTAACCCTTGGAGTATGGAAATGTCTGACATCAATGTCCCTCTGAATGAACTCTTGACGACAGAGAATATGGATTTCTCTTATCATGGCACACCGCTCGCACCGTCTTTGCCGGAGCATTACACGAACAAAGCCTACGTCGATGAGGCAGTGTCCGATCTGGATGTTCGTTCCCCGGCAGTCGTTCCCGTGACCTGCGACGGCGTGGCGGAAACCTATACGGTGATGCACAACCTCAACACGACGACCATCGCGTCGATCCAGATTTTCGATACGACGGGCGGCACCAAGAAGCCCATCGGCGTTTCATGGGAACCGACGACCGCCAACACGATCACGCTCAAGCCCGACGTTCTTCTTCCCGCAACCATGACGCTTCTCGTTGTTGTGACGACATAACATGGACCACTATTCGCAACACAATCTCAAGATCGCGGCGACGAAGCCGGAACATATTGTTCGTAAGGCCGAACTTGATGCCGTCCTCGGCTCACTGACCGGTGGCGGCAGTACAGACGAAAACTTGATTGATCTTGCGACCATCGATAAGTCATCGCTGGTTGGGGCGATCAACGAAATCTTTTGGGATCAAATGGACAGCAAGGAGATTCTTGCACAAACCATCGGCGGCGTCGAGTATTCGACGTTTGCGAGACTGGTTCAAGCGGCGAGTCATGCCAAGACGACGCTTGCCGCCAACCTGACGGCAATGGGTGTCCTCGGCATCGCCGATGAGCCGTTGCAATCGCTCATTGACCGAATTCCGACGATTCCGAACGGATATACCGGGGCGGGACAGGAATTGTTGTTTCGGGATAAGCTGCTGGCATGGTGCCCGTTCAAACCATTTCCCGGTGTCTTTACGAAAACGGGGATTGGTGCGGAAGGGTATTATGGTAGCGGCGGCGGAAATGCCACCTGCAATATTATCAATGCGGAATGGAATCCGAACGTCGGCGTGAAGTTCCAAAATTCGTGGACACGCAACAATAATTCAAACGGTGCATTATCGCTTGCCAACAACCAGACGAACACGATCTGGTGGCGTCCGTATGTCTGGCCGGAGAACATGTCCATTATCCGCTACGGAAACGGTGAAGGCTGGAGCGGCTCCGGAATTAAGGTGAAAAACGGGCGTCTGGTCATCATGGCAGAAGTTCTGTCCACGCAGGACTACAACCCGGCCTTCAATTGGGAAACCGATCCCTACGAAGACTATTATCTCTATACGGATCATTCGACATACGTTGATCTGGGACCGTTCGACAGTACGGCCTATCCGCCGAACGTCTGGCATCTGCTTGCCGTCAAGTCGAAGGTGCTGTCGTATTACGATTCCTACTATGGGCAGGATCGAACGCGAACCGTGTATGAATACTGGTTGGACGGCGTGAAAATCGATATTCCGTACCGAATGACGGGCGTCTGGGACAACTACGATTATTACGAAAAGTATCCCAACGCCGGTGGCACGGAATACATCCATTTGGGAAGCCGGGTTTGGTCGTATGGCGAGCCGACAGGTCTTCAAAATCCGCCGAATTATTCCGGCTGGTTCCTTGGCTGGCGGGGTTATGAATCGCTTACCGATACGGAAATTGCCGATCTCTATGCCGCCGGTCCTTACCGAATCTGAAACGATATGGACAACGAATTCTTCCAGCGAGACACCGACGTTGCGCGAATCGCCGCCGATGGAACTCCGCCATCCGACAGTGTTCCCGCTTCACCGGAACTGAAGGATGCGATTCTCGAAAACGCCCTTGGTCCCAAGAAGGTAAGCGGCGACGCCGGAAGCGTCGAACAACACTCTTTACAGGATCAAATCGCTGCCGAACGGTTTCTTGCATCGAAAAAGGCGACCCGACAGGGATTGGGCATCCGCCTTGTCAAACTCCAGCCCGACGGAACGACCTGATCCGTTTGTTACACAATGTCAAAGAAGGACAAAAAGAAAAAGAAGAAGGAGGCGCGTCAGGAGTTGACGGCGCAGAGCCGCCATCCTCCCGTCACCATTCGGTTGAAGTACGATGCCGCACAGACGACGGCGGAGAACGTCCGTCACTGGGCGATGGCCGACAACCTGAGTGCGGACGGTTCCCTGACGCCGGAAATTCGGCGGACGTTACGCAACCGGGCGCGTTACGAAATCGCCAACAATGCCTACGCGAAGGGACTCGTCCTCACGCTGGCGGCGACGTGCATCGGCACGGGACCGCGTTTGCAACTTCTTTCCGAAGACGACGAGTTCAATACGATTGTCGAAACGGAATTTATCGCGTGGGCGGAAACGGTTCGCCTCTGTGAAAAACTGCAAACGCTTCGTATGGCGAAGATCGGCGACGGCGAGTCCTTCGCCGCCATCCTGCGGAATCCGAAATTAAAGCATCCGGTTGAAATCGATATCCGTGCAATTGAAGCGGACCGCATCACGTCGCCTTATCCTGCAATCACGAACGAAGTCGACGGGATTCAGTACGATAAGTTCGGCAATCCGCTGCTCTATCATGTGTCATCGGAGCATCCCGGCGACTCGTCGGCGTGGTACGGGACGTTCACGAACATTGCGTCGGAGTACATGATCCACTGGTATCGTCCCGACAGGCCCGGCCAGTCGCGCGGACTTCCCGAAATCACGCCCGCCTTGCCGCTTTTTGCACAGTTACGTCGTTATACCTTGGCGGTTCTTGCGGCGGCGGAAACAGCGGCGGACTTTGCGGCGGTGCTTTACACCGATGCACCGGCCAATGGCGAAGCACAACCTCTGGAGCCTTTGGATATCGTTGCGCTTGAAAAACGGATGGCGACAACGCTTCCGGACGGCTGGAAACTCGGTCAAATCCGTGCCGAACAACCGAACACGACCTATTCCGAGTTCAAGCGTGAAATCCTCGGCGAGATCGGACGCTGTATGCATATGCCGGTCAACATTTTGCTCGGCGACTCCTCGAAACACAATTACGCTTCCGGACGCCTCGACCACCAGACTTTTTTCAAGAGTATCAAAGGCGAACAGACCTCCTGCGAACAGATTGTTTTGAACCCGATTTTTGACGCGTGGTATCGTGAGGCGTTGCGGATCGGTCTTTTCCGGGAACCGGCTAACGCCTTCCCGCTCTACCGGACTGTCGGCAGTGCGAAATTCGCGTCCGGCGTTTTATCGCAACGGAATTCGTTCGTCGGTCGAGGTGCTTCCGTTGGTTGCTGTTGGTTCTGGGACGGGTGGGAGCACGTTGACCCGATGAAGGAAGCGAAAGCGGCGGCGACACGCATCGACACGCGAACAAGTAATCTTGCCATCGAGTGCGCCAAGTTGGGACTCGATTGGGAGGACGTCTTGAATCAAGCCGCAAAGGAGCGGCAACGGATGATTGAGCTTGGCCTCAATCCTGATACAAAAATCATTTTGGAGAAAGACAAAGATGAAGAAGATACTGAAATTGACGAGGCTGATGCTGGAACCGACTCCGGTCAAACTCGTCGAACCAAAAGAAGGCGCGACGATTGAATTGGGCGGCGAACAACCGCTCCCGGTCTTTACACTCGTCGCCTACACCGGCGGGAAAGCGCAACCGAAAGACATCCCCTGTCCGGTTGTCATTGATCTCTCCGGTCTCGATATTCCCGTTCAAAAAATCCCCGTTCGTTACGAGCACAAATCGTTTCAGGGCGTCGGACATACGGAGAAAATCCGAATCGTCAACGGCGAAGTCATGGCCGAGGGAGTTATCAGCCGCGATACTTCATGGGCGCGGGATGTGGCAAAATCGGCGGTGAACGGGTTCCCGTGGCAAGCCTCAATGGGCGGCCCGGTGCATCAGACGGAGTATGTTCCGTTCGGCCAAACGGTGACCGTGAACGGCCAGACTTTCGAGGGGGAACTTTATGTCATCCGCAAGATGACGCTCAAGTAAATCAGCTTCGTCGATCTCGCGGCGGACGAAAAT